CGGCGGCTCGTTTGCCGCAAACGATCAGCTCTCTGTGCTGTTCGTGCCCAAAGGCGACAAGGGCGACAGCGCAGTGCTCGCCACCGACACCACATGGGCGGCGAAAGGCGATCTGGCTGTTGGCACCGGCGATGATGCCGCTACCATTTTGCCGGTCGGCAGTAACGGGCAGGTGCTCACGGCCGATAGTGCCGAGGCCACGGGTGTAAAATGGGCAACGGTCGCCGGAACTGGTGACGTTACGGCTGCATCAGCGTTCGCCACCGATAACCGCCTGATCCGGTCGGACGGCACTGCCAAGGGCGTGCAGGCGTCTGGCATCACCGTTGACGACAGCGCCAATATGTCGGGCGTGGCGGCGCTCAGTGCGACCACGATCGAGCTGGGCCATGCGACCGATACGACGCTCGCTCGCTCTGGCGCGGGGGGGGACATCACCATCGAGGGCAATCAGGTCTATCGGGCTGGCGGTACGGACGTCGCGCTGGCCGATGGCGGCACGGGCGCATCGCTCGCCGATCCCAATGCGGATCGGATCATGTTCTGGGATGACAGTGCTGGCGCTGTGACGTGGCTCGAGGCTGGATCAGGATTGACGATCACTGGCACGACGATCACGGCCGGCGACGTGACTGCAGCGTCAGCCTTTGCAACGGACAACCGGCTAATCCGTTCAGACGGAACCGGCAAGGGCGTGCAGGCATCCGGCATTGACATCGACGACAGCGATGTGATGACCACGCCTGGTCGGATCATCTCGACCAAGAACGGCGCGCTCGATGCGCCGACCATCGCGGTGACCGGTACGCCAATCTCCGGCGGCACGGCAACGACGACCAAACCGCTCGTCAGCCTTGAAATGGCCGGGGCGACATCGACGGGGTGGGATACCAACGGAACTTTGCTTGGCATCAACGTAACTAGCGGCTTTAACGGAAAAGTCATCGATATCCAGCGCAATGGCGTTTCGTTGTTGCATTGGTCGACTACTACAGCGTGGAGGTTTGGCTCAAATATCGGGATCTCAGTTGCGGGCGGAAGTCTTACCTGGACCGGGTCGGGCAATACGTCTTTGACATCGCCAGCTGCAGCAACGCTCCAACTTGGCCCGCAAGACAGTGCCACACCGTTAGCCCAGACGCTGCGGGCGCAAGGCTCTCGTGGCGGCACCGACACCAACATCAGTGGCGCCAACCTAACCATTCAGTCTGGCGCGGGCACGGGCACGGGCACGCCGTCATCGCTGATTCTGCGCTCGCCTGTCGTGGCCGCCTCCGGCACGACGGCGCAGACACAGACCACCGGCCTGACCATCACAAGCGGAATTCCATACGTGCCGAGCTACACCGTAGCCGGTGCGCCATCGGCCGCGACGGCCGGCGGCATCATCTATGTGAGCAACGAAACCGGCGGCGCCGTGCTCGCGTTCTCAGACGGCACCAATTGGCGGCGCGTTACTGATCGCGCCGTCATTTCTTGAGGACCAACCATGAGCGAAATACTGGACGCCCCGCCATCTGTGAAACCCCAGATCGACACGCCGCCTCCGGCATTCGACCCACGGTATCAGAACGCAGTCGCAACCTACACCGAAACGCCTGACGCCATCGTGCAGGAATGGCACATTGAGACGTGGCCGCTCGACCGCGTCAGGACCATCTACCGCAACCGGGTGGAGGAGGACGCCGAGCGCGTGCGCCTGCGCTACATCACGCCTGGTGCGGGAATGGCCATGACCTACACCGAAAAACACCAGCAGGCGCAGGCGGTGGAAGTGCTCGGCGAGGCCGCAGCCAACGCCCTGACGCCGGAGCAGCGCACCGCGCAATTCCCGACGCTGGCGGCATCGGTCGGCATCGAGGCGCCGACGTTGTGGGGGTGCGCCCTGCTTGTAATCCAGAAATACGAGCAATTTGCCCAGCTCTCAGGCGCCATCGAGCGCACCCGGCTACTTGCTAAGAAGGCAATCAGTGATGCGTCCGATCCTGCGGCGGTTGTCGCTGCTTATGGGGCGATCACATGGCCGAACCCGTAGCCTCGAGGCAATGGCGCCAGAAGCTCCGGGAAGTTCGCCACGAACACACCACGGAGGTGCGCGCTGAGACGCTGCCGCTCGAGGTCGAGCAACTAATCGCCGATATGGCCGAACAGCTCGCGCGAATGCACGGCGAGCTAGCCGACGCGCGAAACCGCCTAGCAGCCATCGAGGCCATCGAGATCGACAAGCGACTGCTGAAGGGGGCGGCATGATCATTTCAGAGCGCGGCCTCGATCTGATCAAAGATTTCGAGGGCTACCTGCGCCCGCTCAAAGACGGCGGCTGCATCGCCTATCGCTGCCCCGCTGGCGTGTGGACGATCGGCTGGGGCTGCACCAAGGGCGTCAAGGCGGGGATGACCTGGACGAAGCAACAAGCCGTGGAAGGTCTGCGCCGGGAGCTGGCCGAGTGCGAGGCAGCCGTCACGCGGCTTGTGACGGTGCCGATCCATCAGCACCAGTTCGACGCACTGGTGAGCTTTGCATACAACTGCGGCGTCGGCGCGCTAGGCAAGTCCACAATCCTTCGGAAACTTAACCGGGGCGACGTGGAAGGCGCAGCAGCAGCCTTCCTTATGTGGAACAAGGCGCGCGTGAACGGCAAAATGACCGTCCTTCGCGGGCTCACGCGGCGGCGCTCGGCTGAGCGGGCGCTATTCCTGACCCCGCCCGAGGATGCCGAGCCCAAGCCGATGGCCCAGAAGGTCGAGGAGCCGCCCGCCGTTTCCCCTGGCGCTGCGGCAGTGGGTGGAACTGGCCTCATCGGCGGCGGTGCGCTGCTGGCCGATCCTGCAGGCGTGACGAGCACTGCCGTAGCGGTCAAGGCCAATGCCGGGCAACTGCTCTCGGGCGTGGACCTCATCACCTGGGGCGTGCCTGTGCTGATCGTGGCGGGTGTGCTGGCGTTCCTGTGGTGGAGCCGCAAGCCATGATGTTTATGCGAACCTTGACGGGGCAAGCCAGCATCGTCGGCGTGGCCCTGCTCGCCATATGGGGCTGGGTCGCCTCGATCAAATCCAAAGCCGTAACCGAGGAGCGTGCGCGCGTCGAAGCGAAGAGCAACCAGAATGCACAGAAAGCCGATGCTGCTCGCCGCAGCGCTAGCAAGCTCCCTCCTGACCGGCTGCGGGATAAACATTTCCGAGATTAATCGTGCCGCGCGAACGCCCCGTGGAATTTGATCGCCGCAGCGCTGTATGCTTTTCCGGCTTCATCTTTACATGTGAACAGGCCAAGATGAATGTTCTTTCCGTCAATCACAATGGATGCCCGCCACTTGTTTGCTGGCTTACACCAATGCACGCCTTTAACACCTGACTTGTTTGTGATCTTGCGTTTGATGTTCCGCAGGTTTTGGGCGCGGGTAGCGAGGCGTAAATTGCAAAGTCTGTTGTCTGATCTATTCCCGTTTGCATGATCAACTTGCTCACACGGCCACTCGCCTGATGAGTAGAACAAGGCAAGGCGGTGCGCCGTGTAGTTGCGACCGCAAGTTCTGATGTAAACATATCCGGATCGGTGCAGCGTTCCGGCTGGCACATCTGTCGCGGTTTGATGACGGCCACGTTTCTTGCGCCAATAAAATTGGCCTGTTGTGGGATCGTACCGAAGGAGTTCAATCAGTTTTGCGTGTGTGATGCGTTCCATAGAAGGAATATATCACATGAGATCGATGGTGGCTTTGGTGCTTCCGTTTGTTTTCACAGGATGTGCACCGGCACAGATGCTCGTGGACAGCTCGTGCGCGTCGTTTCAGATTATCCGAGCATCGACCCGCGACACTGATGAGACCAAGCGACAGATCGTAGGCCACAACCGGGCCTATGAGGCCATCTGCCCGGCGCGGGAGCGCGTCTAATGAATGAATCACGAAATACCGCGCCTGATTGGCAGATTGGAGGCGACCGTGGAGGATCATGGCCGCCGCCTATCGAAGCTCGAAGAGCGCCGCCGCCTCGGCGTGCCGTGGATGGAGCTCCTGCCCTACGCCTATGGGATCGCGATGATCGTCGGGGCGCTGATCCTGGTGGCGACGGGCAAGCTGACAGCGATCGAGGCCATCAAGGCATTTGGCGAACGGTTGCCAATCTAGCGTGGCCGTTCTGCTTTTGTTGCGCCGCGCTGTCGGGGATGATCCTCGTGGTCGGGTCGTGATGATGGAGCCGACACATCGGGGCTACTCCGCTTTGCTTTCGGCGACGACTTCGCCGGGGTTAAATTGCACAATCCACCACTTCACACGACGACCATCCCTGAACGGCGCAGTGAAGTCTGGGTTCTCACGCGTCATCCGTTTCAGCGCATCGACATCGTCGAGAGTCGCGTACAGCCCAGGCTCGCAACCGGGTGCGTGGATGTACAGATGGAACCTCGGTTTCATTGGGGCCTTTCTCGTCCGTGTTCAATCCTGCTTCGCAGCCCACTCATTCCAGCGCTGCGCCTTGGCTACCAGCTCCGGGTCAGCATAGCTGCGCCAGTGCACCTTGCCTGTGCGTTTCGACGCCAATCCGACATGCCCGCACTTCACGCAAACTCGCCAGTCCTGCGCTCGATGAGGCGCCAGCACCATAACAGCGAGGCTCTGCCGGTTGAGCACATACAGGACGCGGGGCTCGTGCCGACAGCGCATGCTCGTGGTCTTTCGTGCTGATTAGCGATCAGTGTGGTTTGCGGTGTTCCGCGCGTCATGAAACGCGGCATACGCCGCACCCATGATTTCAGCGGTGATCCGCTCGCAGAATTTATACATCGGCGTGCCCTCGACCTCACTCCACATGATGGTGCCGCGGTCTCCAACGGACGGCTGCGGAGCGCCGGGCATGTCCTCGTATAGACGACGCGTCATACCAAGCGTGTTCAGCCCATCCAAGTTGCCAATCATCATTGTGGCCTTTCGTGCTCAAATCGTTTCAACGTGAACGCTGTCATCTGGCTGCACTGTGGCCCGCACGACAGTGACGCGCGCCCAACCTTCAAGCACGGACCAATCGCCGGGTGCGGCGCCGTCCATAGCGTCATCGGGGCAGGAGAAGGACTCGCCCTCATGATGCTCGCAGGTCCACACGGACGGCTCGCACAGTTTAAGCAGACGGCGTATCTCAGCAGCCGCCTGCTTGTGCAACTCGCCGTGGCCATCGCTGTACCACTCGGACTGCTCGTCTAACTTGGCTAAAATGTCCATCGTCGGTCTCGCATTAATTAGCATGGCGGTTCCGTTACTCTGAAGTCCCCGCCAACCAAGTCACCGGTAGGGTGTTGCGCTATTGCCTGGGCCGTTGTGGCACTACGTGTATCGCCTTCACTCGTCGCCCTCACGCTGGGTACGTCCGGTCTCCCCGCTGCTCCTGAAACTGGTTCCTTGGTCGCCTTCCGTTTCGCTCGATTGCCGTTGCAGCACGAACAACTAATGCCTGTCCAATGGACGTGGCTGATGGCGTACGTTCTCAAATGAGCCACCGGGCTACTCCGCTTTGGTTTCAACGAAGTCAATAGGCTGCTGCAATTCCAGACGCCGCTTGACCTGATACACATAGTCCATCTTTCGGCGTGCGTCGTCGAAAGCCGGGCTCGGCTTGCGCATCCGCGCGAGTTTCGCCCGATACTGGTCAAGCACGATGTCGAGCGCCGCGATGCACTCAACCGCGTCGGATGCGGTCATCTGGTAAGGCAAGCCGCTCATCGGTGTACCCTGTCCATCTCGCGGTGGTATTCTTCCTCCGCAGCGCGTTCGTAGTATTCGCGCTCGCGCTCCTCTGCCAACGCCGCATCGATCTGTTCCGGCGTGGGGCCAGACGGAATATGCGCCCAATGTGTTGCCCACGCATGGTGGTTGCCATTGCTGGTGTGAGCGGTTCCTATTTCTATCCGCTCGACGTTGCTCTCGTGTCGCCAGGGGCAGAATAAGAGCACGGCGGCATCAACTGGCGCAGTGTCGATCGGCTGCCAATTTAGGCGCAACCGTTCTAGCTCTGCAGCGGCCATCCGCATCATGGTGGAGCGCTCTAGGTCTCCGTCATTGTCCGCCCATGCGCGGAGTTCTAGCGCGCTGTCAATTGGCATCCCGGGGAACTCCGTCTTAGATTTTCCAGCCATGGGCACGGGCACCAGCTTGGTGCCAAGCTTTACGCATCGACGGGCACGCTCCGATCAGATCGCATATAGCATCGACGTGCTGCACTGACCCCAATCGGCGGCCGTGCTCAAGATCGCAGATGTACTGCGGCGAGACTTCCAGACGCGCGGCGAACTCCTTCTGCGATAGCCCTAGCTTTTCACGGGCGGCAACCATGAGGCGTTGCAGTGACGGCGGTGTCATGGGGTTGACGCCGTCGTAGTGGCACGGGTCTCCATCCTGGCACGGGCACAGCGGGTCCAGAAATTTGCAGAACGTCACGCTGAGCCCCGCGATAGGTAGAACTCGCGCTGCGCTGGCGTCCACTTTGCCATGATCTGATCTTCCGTGCGAACCTTCGCTGGCTTCTGCGGCACGATGCCGTTGTCGTGAAGGGCCTGCCACTCGGCTGCCATCGTCCTGAACGCGGCCTCTGCCGTGAAGTCGTCGGCCACGCGCATTGCTAGTTGACGCGCGATCTCGAACAGGACCGATTTTGGCACTTTGTCGAACCACTCGCTTTCCGAAAGCGACGTGCTCGGCTGCCAGTTGGTTGTGCGTGCCATCTCGGCGTTCTCCGTTTTCGGTGGCGGAGCCGTTAGGCCGCCGCCTTGATGAGCTTATTCAGTTCGCGCTCCATACTGACAGAGCAGTCGATTCCTTCGTGGCTGTTCCAGCCGCCGCGGTTCCACTTGTAGTAAGTGACCTCGCCACGGGTCGGCCAGTCAATCGTTACGGTGGCGACGACACCGCGAACACCAGTGTAGGCCGTGCGCTTCTCAATCTTGGTTACGTTCATGTCGCTCTCCCGTGTCTGATGGTGTGGGTATCGCACATTC